AACCTGACTTCCGGTAACGGAGCTAATGGTAACCAGTACTACGTTGTTGGATATAAGGGTTCTTCCCCTTATGACGCTGGACTGTTCTATTGTCCTTATGTTCCTCTCCAGATGGTTCGTGCCGTCGGTGAGAACTCCTTCCAGCCAAAAATTGGCTTCAAAACCCGTTACGGGATTGTCGCTAACCCATTCGCTGAAGGTGTTACTCAAGGCCTCGGAAGACTCCGTGTTAACTCCAACCGTTACTACAGAAGAGTTGCTGTTAAGAACCTCATGTGATATGAGTGGATGTTGTGGGGCTGGATGTCCCACTTGTCCTTTCAGACCCCCATCTCGGGGGTCTTTTTTATGCTTACTGATAAATACTAAAAAAGAGTGCCGATAGATGGCGACAAGAAAAAGACAGGATAGAGATCCAACAAAAAAAGCTATTCCTACTTCACAACCAGAAAATAGAAGTTTCCTAATTCCAAATAGTTTTGGGTTTACTGTTGAAAGATCTCCTACAGTAGGTTTCTTTGGTAGTGTCATTAATGTACCAGGATTTACCCTGGGTGTTGTCGCTCAATCTACCTTCCTAAAGGACATTCCAAGACCTGGTGAGATTCTATCATTTGAAGATCTTACTTTGACATTCATGGTTGATGAGGGACTTCAAAATTACTTAGAAATTGATAAGTGGATGAGAGGACTTGGTTTCCCTGAGGATATTCAACAGATTTATGACTTGCAGGATCAATCTGACATTGATCGTATTGGTTTAAATATCTATTCCGATGCTACTCTGACAATTTATAACAATCAGATAAAACCAGCATTTAGAGTTATATTCAAAGATCTGTTTCCCTACTACTTAAGTCCTCTTGAGTTTAATGCACAGACATCTGAAGCTGAAGCCTTGACATGTCAGGTATCATTTAAGTATTCTATCTACACTATTGAGCCAGGTGCTGGCGATTGTTGCTAATGATTGACTTACCTCAGATTCAGAAAATGTGGGAACAGGATTCCAAAATTGATCCTGATAATTTACATACTGAATCATTGAACATACCCGTGCTTCATGCAAAATATCATGATCTATACAATAATCTGATTCTTCTAAGAAAGAAATCAGAACAACAAAGAAAGAATATCAGGCACGAAAGGTATGAATACTTTTCTGGTAAATCTGACCCTGAGGTTTATGTGAAGAGTCCTTTTCCTAAGAAGATTCGCGACAAAGATACGATGCAAAAGTATCTTGATGCTGATGAAAAACTTTCTAATTCATCATTGAAGATTGATTACTATGATACGATGTTGAAATATATTGAAGAGATACTCAAACAAATTTCTAATAGGACATATCAAATCAAGAACGCGATCGAATTCATGAGGTTTAGTTCAGGAATGGGGTAATGGACGAAGAACAAAACTACGAAGAATACGATTACACATTGTATTTGAAAATCGAAGATATTCGATTGATGTATCATTGTGTACAACAAACTATTAAATATTGGCCAGGTGCTCCAGCAAGACCACATGAAGAACAAGAACATATGTGGCACATGAGAGACCAGTTTCAGAGAATGATTTTGGATCATTCTTTCAATAACCTCTAATAAATACCTATAGGTGAAACCTATAGGTTATGGCTGATTTGACCATAGAGAAGGTGAACGAAGTTTACCTTAAGGTCTCTACGGAACCACATATTGAATACGAACTAAGAGATAAATTTACTTTTGAAGTTCCAAATATGAAGTTTATGCCTCAGTATCGGAGGAGGCATTGGAACGGAGAAATTCATTTGTTCGATATGAGAACAAAGAGAATATATGTTGGTCTACTTGATAAAGTTATAGCATTCTGCGAAAACTCAGGATATAGTTTTGAATTTGTAGATAACAAGTTTTATGGACTTCCATTTGAGGTTAATGAATTTGTTTGCAAAGAAGGTGTGAAGGATTATATAAAATCTATTACACCAATCAAACCAAGAGATTATCAGATTGATGCAATCCATGATGCTCTCAAATATAATCGTAAGTTACTAATCAGTCCAACTGCATCAGGTAAGTCGTTCATGATTTACTCTGTTGTAAGATTTCATGTTGGACTAAAAAGAAAAGTTCTACTTGTGGTTCCCACCACATCACTTGTGGAACAGATGTTTAAAGATTTCCAGGACTATGGATGGGATGCTGAAAATCACTGTCACAGGATCTATGCAGGTCGTGAGAGAGTCAATACTAACGAAGTGACCATTACCACCTGGCAGTCGGTTTATCAACTGGATAGATCTTTCTTTGAAGAGTATGATGTTATTATTGGTGATGAAGCTCATTTGTTCAAAAGTAAGTCTCTAGTAGGGATTATGGACAAGTGCCATCACGCTAAGTATAGATATGGGTTCACAGGTACTTTAGACGGCACACAGACCCATAAGTGGGTCTTAGAGGGACTGTTTGGTCCTTCATATAAGGTGACAAAGACTAAAAAACTAATTGATGAAGGATACCTAGCCAAACTTGATATTCAGTGTCTGGTCTTAAAACATCGTCCTCAAAAGTTTGATACATATGAAGATGAGATTAAGTATCTGATATCTCATGAGAATCGAAATAAGTTCATATCCAATTTGTCAGTTGATATAAAAGGTAACACTCTAGTTCTCTATACCAGAGTAGAGACTCATGGAGCGATACTTTATGATCTAATAAATAAAAAAGTATCAAGTGATAGAAAGGTTTTCTTCATTCATGGTGGTGTGGATGCAGAAGATCGTGAGCAAGTCAGAAAAATTACAGAGGAAGAGAAAGACGCTATCATTGTTGCATCCTTTGGAACTTTTAGCACAGGTATCAACATTAAGAACCTTCACAATGTAATATTTGCCTCTCCATCAAAGTCTAGAATTCGTAATCTACAGTCTATTGGTAGAGTCCTTCGTAAAGGCAAAGATAAAGTAAAAGCTAAACTTTATGATATTGCAGATGATGCAACTATGGGGTCAAGAAAAAATTACACTCTGAATCATTTTATTGAAAGAGTGAAAATATATGTTCAAGAACAATTCAATTATGAAATTATATCAATTAATTTAAAAGACTAGAAAGGGAGTTAGTGTATGGGAATAGAAGACGATTTCTATGCTACAATAAAACTAAGATCAGGAGAAGAAATATTCTCTAAAGTAGCAGCTTCTGAAGAAGATGATAGAACACTGTTGATTTTGTCCAACCCAATTATTGTAGAGGAACTAAAAGTAAGAGGTAAATTGAGGGGATATGCAATGGAACCCTGGTTGAAGACAACTGATGATGATATGTTTATTTTAAATATGGATGAGGTCATGACAATGTCTGAATCAAATAGTATTGAAATGATTATATACTATCAAGATTATGTTCGTAAATTAAATAAAAATAATTATTCTAAGCTAGATAGAAAGATGGGTTACCTATCTTCTGTCCATGAAGCTAAAGAGGTTTTAGAAAAACTCTTTAATAACAGCTAAGGTTCCCTTTCATCCTGGACAAACCTAGTCTATCAAGATTTCAAGGTATTGTCAACTCCTTATGAATCTGATATAATATTATCAGTAAAAACTATGTTATATGGCTGTCAATCACAATTATGGAACTATGGCAAGACCTAAGAAATCTGAACATTATGTTAATAACAAAGAGTTCTTAAACGCACTTGAGAACTACTTTGCAGAAGTAGAACGAGCAAAACTCAACGATCAACCAAAACCACAAATCCCAAGATATATTGGTGAGTGTTTTTTGAAGATTGCAAATCATTTATCATATAAACCCAATTTTGTGAACTATATGTTCAAAGATGATATGATTTGTGATGGCATTGAGAACTGTGTAAGATATGTTCATAATTTCAATCCTGAGAAATCTAAGAACCCATTTGCTTACTTTACTCAAATCATCTATTATGCTTTCCTGAGACGCATCCAACAGGAAAAGAAACAACTGGAGATTAAGAACAAGATTCTAGAGAAGACCAACTTTGATGAGGTCTTTGATGCGAACGAGCTTGACAGTGGGAACTACTCCGAGTACAATTCTATCAAAGATGCTGTTCACACCAAACTTCGTTATCAATGACAAAGGTAGCCGTCATTACTGACACCCATTACGGTGCTAGAAAAGGTTCCAAACTTTTCCACGATTATTTTGAAAAATTCTATCGTGATATCTTTTTCCCCACACTGAAGAAAGAGGGAATCGATACTGTAATCCACTTGGGAGATGCGTTTGACAGCCGTAGAGGTATTGAATTCAAATCACTCCAGTGGGCAAAGAGAGTGGTATTTGACCCTCTCAAAGAAGCAGGGATTAAGATGCACTTGATTGTTGGTAATCATGACGCATACTACAAGAATAGTAATGAAATCAACTCTGTGGAACTTTTACTTACAGAGTATGATAATGTCATTCCCTATTCAAAAGCTACCGAAGTAAACATCGGTGGTCTTGGTGTCTTGTTTATTCCATGGATATGTGAAGATAATGAGAAAGAAACTATCAAACTTATTAAAAAGACAACTTGCCCATTCGCGATGGGGCACCTTGAGCTCAACGGATTTAGAGTTAATCGACAGATCGTCATGGATCATGGTCATGAGAGCGAACTATATTCAAAGTTCACCAAGGTCTTTAGCGGTCACTATCACACTAGATCGGATGATGGACGGGTCTTCTACCTGGGAAATCCATACGAGATGTTCTGGACAGATGTCGGTGATCGGAGAGGATTCACCATCCTTGATACAGAAACTCATGAACATTTTCCAGTAAACAATCCTTATCAACTGTTCCACAACATTTACTATGAGGACAGTGATTATCAGATGTTTGATGCTACTCCGTATAAGGATATGATTGTCAAGGTCATTGTCAAACAAAAGAGTGATGTCAAACAGTTTGAAAAATTTATTGATAAACTCTACAGTGTCGGTGTTGCTGATCTGAAGATTGTTGAGAACTTTGAGTTTAGTGGTTGGTATGACAAAGATAATATTATCGATGTTGAAACTGAAGATACTCTTTCCATCTTGAATAGATATATTGAAGAATCTGAAGTCAGTCTAGATAAATCTAAAATCCAGAGAGTAATCAGAGATGTATATCAGGAAGCATGTGAAGTGATCTAATGTTTATAATTACAGTTGCAGGCCACGAAAAAGATGGTGCATATTCAGTAATAGATGAGGACGGAGAACAGGTTCTTTATATTTTCCAAGAAGAAGATGATGCTACTAGATATTCCCTGCAACTGGAAGAGCTTGACTATCCTCATATGAATGTGTTAGAAATAGAAGATGATATAATGATCAAGACCTGTGAGATGCATGATCACAGGTATACGATTATTACCCCTAATGATATTGTAATTCCTCCCGACGACGCTAGTGATTATCTTTGAGAATATTTCCTGGAAAAACTTTCTGTCTACGGGGAATCAACCTACACAATTAAACCTTAATGACCACAACACCACCCTTATCATTGGGTCAAATGGTGCTGGTAAATCTACTGTTCTTGATGCATTGACCTTTGTTCTATACGGTAAAGCATTCCGTAAAATCAACAAAGCTCAGCTCATCAATACCACCAATGAAAAGAACTGTTTTGTTGATATTGAATTCAATGTAAATGGGACTCAGTGGAAAGTTGAGAGAGGAATCAAACCAAATATTTTTAAGATCTATAGAGATGGAGAACTCTTAGATCAACAACATTCTGCAATCGACCAACAAAAGTGGTTGGAACAGAATGTTCTAAAGATGAATTATAAGTCATTTACTCAGATTGTCATCTTGGGTAGTAGTTCCTTCGTGCCCTTCATGCAACTCCCTCAGGCATCCCGTAGAGAGGTCGTAGAAGAACTTTTAGACATCAAGATCTTCTCCTCTATGAGTGTTCTTCTCAAGGAGAAGATCCGTAGTCTGAAAGATGAATCAAGAACTTTTGAGTTAAAGAGACAATCGCTCAAGGATAAGGTTGAGATGCAAAAAGATTTTATCCAACAATTGGAGTCAAAAAGTCAAGAAGATATTAATCAAAAGGAACAAAAGATTTCATTTCTGCTTACTGAAGAGAACTCCTATATGAATAGGAATGGTGGTCTTAACTCAGAAATTGAAACACTCAAAGGTAATCTTTTGAAGTTTGATGGATATAAGGATAAACTTAAGGAATATGGAAATATTAAAGGTAAGATTTCTCAAAAAATCTCAACATTAGTTAAGGACCATAAGTTTTTTAACGATAATACGGTATGCCCTACATGTGGTCAGGGAATAGAAGAGTCTATTCGTGTAAATAGAATTGAGACTTCTCAAAATAAGGCTAAAGAGTTACAAGAGGGGTATGAACAACTTCTCGGGGTAATTAAAGAGGAAGAGTTGAGGGAGTCTCAATTTAATTCTATTTCCGGAGAAATTAGTAAATTACTTAATGGTGTCACTTCTAACAACAGTCAAATCCATAGTTGTCAAAAACAAATTAGACAACTTGAATCAGAAATTCAAAAACTTACCAATCAGATACAGAACCGAAATTCTGAACATGAAAAGTTAGAAGAGTTTAGAGAAAGTCTTCAGAATACATACGAAAAACTTGTTGAGGTAAAGGAGAGTATTTCCTACCATGACTTCACTTATAGTCTTCTCAAAGACGGTGGAGTAAAATCTCAAATTATCAAGAAGTATCTTCCTCTTATCAACCAACAGGTTAATAAGTATCTACAAATGATGGACTTCTACATCAACTTCAAGTTAGATGAAGAGTTCTCTGAAACCATCGAAACTCCTATACACGAAGACTTTACTTACTCATCTTTTTCTGAAGGAGAGAAAATGAGAATAGACCTAGCACTCTTGTTTACCTGGAGAGAAGTTGCTAGGTTTAAGAATTCTGTTAACACCAATCTTCTTATTATGGATGAAGTCTTTGACAGTTCCTTGGATGGATTCGGTACAGACGAATTCTTAAAAATTATCAGATTTGTTATTAAAGACGCAAACATATTTGTCATATCACACAAGGGGGGACTTGAGGACAAATTTGAAAGTGTCAAGTCCTTTACCAAGGACAAGGGTTTCAGCCGTATGATACAGGGTACTTCAACAGAATAATGAATAAACCAAATTGGCAACACCACTCAAACAAAGAACAGAAACGAAAACTCAAACCCCAAGCTCTCAGACAGGCAAAAGCCAGGAGACAAGCCCTCAAGAGGAAACTCAAGAGGGTTTCTTTTTGTAAAGAATTTGTGAAGTTAGATTAAAAATTTACCAAATGTCATGAAGTTCTGACATTTCGTCTATATAATACAGTGAGACGGAGTTCAACATGCACAACTTGGTATCTCATAATGAGTTAGCATCCTGGAAATGGGACGAAAAAAACAGTATTGGAGACAAATATAGTCAAGTGTCCGATTATTTCCAGTGTATCTCAGAATGTGGCATCATCGACCACACAGCAAGGAGGTTCTGTAGACACATCCTTACAGAAGATTAAAATCAACTAAACTACTTAAGGAGTTTAAACCGAAGTCCCCGTCAGAGATGGCGGGGATTGGTCTGCCAACCAGTTGAGGAACTGTCCTCATCTGGATTCATGGGGTCAGGTCTCATGTATGATAAGTACATCAGGAAGACACCGCCCATGACAGTCAATTACGAAATCAAGTCACAACTGGCCAAACTTCTCGCCACTGAGGACATTGTGGTTGAAAACCGAGAAGTGATGACGGCTCAGTTTGATGTTGATAATCGTATTCTGACTCTTCCCAAGTGGAAACGTGCATCTAACTCTGTTTATGATATGTTGGTTGGTCACGAAGTTGGACACGCACTCTATACTCCCAATGTAGACCCACCGAAAGATATTCCCCACTCCTTTGTCAATATTGTAGAAGATGCTCGTATCGAGAAGAAGATGAAGTATCGATATCCTGGTCTTGCCAAAAGTTTCTACAAAGGGTACAGGGAACTATCTGAGGAGGATTTCTTCTGTATTGGTGACCAGGACCTAAAGAAGATGAATCTGGCTGACCGTATTAATCTATACTATAAGATTGGTAAGTTTGTTGACATCCCCTTCGATACTTATGAAGAAAATATCTTAGTCACGAAAGTTGATAATGTTGATACCTTTGAGGATGTTTGTGAAGTTGCACGAGAGGTTTACAATTATTGCAAAGCTGAGACTCCTTCCACTGACCAACATCAACAACCTCAACAACAGACTCCTAACGGTAAACCTGGTGACTCTATGGATAGTCCTGAGAGTTCTTCTAGTAATGATGAGATGACTCATGAGGAGATGCTTGAGGAAGCGGACAGACGTGAGTCTGAGAATCAAGAACTGGATACTGACAACCAACTAGAACAGGAAAGTGGTGAACCTGAAGTCACCACTGATAAAGCATTTGAGGATGGTATCTCTGAACTTTGTGGTTTGGATAATGGTATCGACAATATCTATGTTGAAGTTCCTAAGGTCAATCTTGACAACATCATTATCACCAACAAAAGAATTCATGAGGAGCTTGATTTATCCTGGCGACTTCAGTCCATGCCTTTAAAACATACTGATGAATGGACTGGTAAGGTTACCGAACACAAATCTGACTTCAGTCGTGCTGATGAGGCCTATCAAAAGTTCAAGAAGTCATCTCAACGTGAGGTAAACTATCTGGTCAAGGAGTTTGAGTGTAAGAAATCAGCTGACGCATACGCTCGAGCTACTGTATCCAAAACTGGTGTTCTTGACTGCACTAAACTCCATACCTATAAGTACAACGAAGACTTGTTTCGTAAAGTCAGTGTTATTCCTGACGGTCAGAATCATGGTCTTATCTTCATTCTTGACTGGTCTGGTTCGATGGGTGGTTGTATTCTTGACACAATCAAACAATTGTTTAATCTGGTGTGGTTCTGTAACAAGTGTAATATTCCTTTTGATGTCTACGCTTTCACTAACTCTTATCTCTGGAATAGGGAGGAGGAAAGGGGAGAAAATCAATCAATGAATTGGGAACTGAATAAACTCTTTATTCACAAGGATTTTAATCTCCTCAATCTTTTGACTGGTGGTGTCAAACGAAAGGAACTTGAGAAACAGATGTTGAATATTTGGAGAATTGTTTTCAACATGAATAGTTGGACTAATTATGAGATTCCTGCAGGTTATGGTTTGTCTGGTACTCCTTTGAATGAGGCAATTGTATGCCTTAATCAGATTATTCCCCAGTTCCAAAAGAATTATGATCTTCAGAAAGTTCAGTGTGTTATCTTGACTGATGGTGAGGCAAATCATCTTTCATATTGTAAACCTTGGTACTCTGAAAGGTATGGTGAAAAGGAAGGAACAGCTAATCTGACCCGTGGTCATTCTTACCTTCGTAATCGTAAGACTGGACACACTTACAAGATTGGTGATTACTTCTATCAGTTTACTGAACTTCTTCTGAGTGACTTGAAAGAGTCGTTCCCCTACACTAACTTCATCGGTATCAGACTTGCTGGAGTTCGTGACATCAACTCAATGGTTCGTCGTTACACTGGTGAAGATTCCGCTAAATCAGTCAGGAAAGACAAGTTCTTCTCACTCAAAACATCTGGTTATGATTCTTATTTCTTGATGGTTGACCAGTCCCTCTCTAATGATGTTGAGTTTGAAGTTGAGGAGGGGGCAACTAAAGCCAAGATTAAGTCCGCTTTTGCTAAGAATCTTAAATCCAAGGCTCTAAATAAAAAAGTGTTAAGTCAGTTCATGGACCTGGTCTGTTGACCAGTTGACGAACTGTCCCAAGAGGGGATGTCTGATTCCCTCTAATCCTTTATAATGATTTTGTTGAAACGAACCACTATGGCACTCTCCACTGAATACGTCACCACCTCTCTTCAGTCTCTCTACGGTAACAACATCACAACATCTGATATTCGTGCATGGTGTGCAATGAACGGTCACAACTATGTGACTATCACTAAAAAACTAAATGACTTCAAAACTGGTCGAGGCAAATGGAACTTGAGCGTTCAGGAAAAACTAGAAGAGACTTATGAATCTCCCTCCGCACAACCTGCTATTGTTCAAGACTTGATTCCTCAGAAAGATGATACCTTCGTCCAGTTTGGTAACTTCAAAGATATTAAGAAAATTATTCAGTCCCGTCTTTTTTACCCTACATTTGTTACGGGTCTTTCGGGAAATGGTAAAACATTTGGTATTGAACAAGCCTGTGCCCAACTTAAAAGGGAACTGATTCGTGTCAACATTACTATCGAGACTGACGAAGATGACCTTATTGGTGGTTTCCGTCTGGTTAACGGTGAAACTGTTTGGCATAACGGTCCAGTCATCGAGGCTCTGGAACGTGGAGCAGTTCTTCTTCTAGATGAAGTTGACCTAGCATCTAACAAAATCCTGTGTCTTCAATCTATCCTGGAGGGTAAGGGTGTATTCCTCAAAAAGATTGGTAAGTTCATTCAACCTAAGGAAGGTTTCAATGTATTCGCTACCGCTAATACTAAAGGTAAGGGTTCTGAGGATGGACGATTCATCGGTACTAATGTTCTGAACGAAGCATTCTTGGAACGATTCCCTGTTACCTTTGAACAGGAGTATCCGACTCCATCAACAGAACTCAAGATTCTTGAGGGTGTTGCTCGTGAACTCAAAGTGGTCGCCCCTGACTTCTGCAAACGTCTGACTGATTGGGCTGACATTATTCGTAAGACCTTCTATGATGGTGGTATCGAAGAGGTCATTTCTACCCGTCGTCTGGTTCATGTGATTCGGGCTTATTCTATCTTCGCTGATAAGAAAAAAGCACTTGAGGTCTGTACTAATCGTTTCGATGATGAAACCAAATCTTCGTTCATGGAACTGTATGACAAGGTTGATGTAGATTTCCAACTTGACCAAGAGGAGGAAGTCTGATACAATATATGATAAATGCTTGGTCACTTTTACATGATGAAATTTATGGAGATGATTCAATGATCACTACAGCAACAAATAAAGACTATGATGAATTTTGGGAAAATAATGGAAACGCTCTGAGTTTTCTTTCCTCTACATCTGATCCTGATGTATTGAGTTTTATTGACCCTGGAAGTTCAGATCCTCCTGTTGTTTTTTATGGATCTGGTCTTCCTGGGGGAAATTTCTCCGACTCAATTACATTTGGATCTTCCTCAGTATCTGGTAAAATGGGTGATGATCATATCACCTTAAGGGATGTTAATCTGAACTCTCCAGCACAAAAACAGTGGAAGTACAATGAGAATGAGATTCTCAAGGAACTCACTGATTACATTACGGCAACTTACAATCAACACTATTCTTCCGATCAGATTCAAACTCTAGATCTTATCGAATCTTGTGGTGATGGTGAAGCTTTCTGTCGTAGCAATATCCTTAAGTATGCATCCCGTTATGATAAGAAGGGGACTGCACGACGTGACATTCTGAAAATTATGCATTATGCTGTACTTCTGATGTACTTCAACGACAAGAACAACCCAACTGAGACCTACAATCAATGAATATGAAACTGAGTGAAAACACTGTCAACCTTCTGAAGAACTTCTCTTCTATCAACCAATCTATTCTCTTCAAACAGGGAACTAAATTGCGTTCTATCTCTGTGATGAAGAACATTCTGGTTGAAGCAAACATTAGTGAAGAGTTTCCAAAGGATTTTGGCATCTATGACCTTAACCAGTTCCTTAATGGACTGAGTCTCCACCAAAGTCCTGAGTTGGATTTCAAGAACAATGAGTATGTTGTTATCCGTGAGGGAAAACGACGTTCTAAGTTCTTCTTTGCAGATCCATCTGTGATTGTTGCACCTCCTGAAAAGGAAATTTCACTCCCTTCCGAGGATGTGTGTTTTGTTATGAAGGCTGAAGACCTTCAACAACTCAAGAAGGCAGCATCTGTCTATCAAGTTCCTGACATTTCTGTTATTGGTGAATCTGGCGTAATCAAACTTGTTACGCGAGACAAGAAGAACGATACTTCAAACTACTTTGAGATTGTTGTTGGTGAGACTGATCTTGAGTTTGTATTCAACTTTAAAGAAGAAAATCTGAAGATTGTTCCTGGTAACTACGATGTAGTTGTGTCTGAGAAACTCCTTTCCCGTTTCATCAATCAAAATCAAGATGTCACCTACTATATTGCACTTGAACCTGACTCGACCTTCGGTTGATATTTGTATGAGGATTGTAGGTAGTGGTCTGGTGATCATTGCCTATTTTATTGTCCTTCATGTTAATGTTATGGTCGGAGTGACCACACACTTTATAGCTGATCTCATTTCGATTCCTTACTTTATTAGAACAAAGTCATGGGATGTGGTTATAATGTTGACATTCCTACTAGCGATTTCATTATCTAAATTGTTATGAATATCTTTGTGACCTCTCCCAGTCCTTGGGAATCTGCCAGGGTTCTTCCTGACAAACACATTGTCAAGATGCCCTTAGAGACTTGTCAGATGCTTGCTATTGTGTGCTCTGACAAATGGGGACATAACTTTGGCACTCTTCCTAGAGCAGATGGTACTCCTTATGCTACTGAGAAGGGTGCTTTTCGTAATCATCCCTGTACTAAATGGGCAAATGAGTTTGTGACTAACTGGCAGTGGTTGCTTGCTCATGGACTTGCTATGTGTGATGAGTACACTGCTCGCTATGATAAGGTCCACACCTGCCAGAAGACCCTTCTAGCAGCAAAGGAGATACTTCCTACTGCAGATCCACAAGGTCGCAGTGGAAAGGATACAACACCCTTTGTCTTTGCGGGCCCTGATGAGTTCAAGTACGATACAAGCATTGATATCTTCACTGCTTACAAGATGTACATCTCATCTAAACCTTGGGTCAAGGATAACTACCTTCGACTCCCTAACCGCAAACCTGAATGGGTATAATGAAACACATTCTTTTTACTTTGAAAGGTTGCCCTTTTGATTTGCTTAATGATAAAGAGTTCATACGAATGGTTTTGTTTAGAGCATCAAAAGAATGTAAATCAACTTTGCTTGATTTAACTGTTCATAAATTTGATCCTCAAGGTGTAACAGGTATCGCTATGCTTGCTGAGAGTCATCTTAGTATTCATACATGGCCTGAAAATGGTATGGCTGTATGTGATGTTTTTACTTGTGGGGATACCGCTATACCTGAAAATGGTGTAGAATATATGAGAGAACAATTGAAGGCAACTGATATTGTGTCAAATGAATTTGTTCGTCCTTTAGAATGATTACTAATCCATTAAGTCCAGTAAAAAATACTAGAGAAACTTATAGTAAAGAACTTGAAAAAGTAATTACTGAAGTTCAGGTTCAGTTCGCTGACGAACATCCAGCATGGATCCCTTACGAGACTTTACTGGCTATCAACAAGACCACTAATTGATTTTATATTATGCGTGATGAATTTGTATGGGTTGAGAAATATCGACCCAAGACTATTGATGAGTGTATTCTTCCTGACAATATTAAGAATACATTCAAAGCTTTCCTAGATAAAGGTGAGGTTCCTAATCTTCTTTTATCTGGACCTCCTGGATGTGGCAAAACCACTGTCGCCAAAGCCTTATGTAATGAACTTGGAGTAGATGTTTATGTCATTAACGGATCTGACGAGGGACGATTCCTGGACACTGTCAGGAACAATGCGAAGAACTTTGCTTCGACCGTATCGCTTTCGTCAACTGCTAAACACAAAGTCATCATTATTGATGAAGCAGATAACACGACCCCAGATGTACAACTCGCCCTACGGGCATTTACTGAGGAATTTATTGGTAATTGCAGATTCATCTTCACCTGCAACTACAAAAACAAGATTGTTGCTCCCCTCCACTCCCGATGTGCAGTCATCGATTTTGCCATTAGGGGAAAAGAAAGACAGGAACTTGCAGGAAAGTTCTTCCAACGTCTCCAAGAAATCTTGGGTACAGAGGGTATTAAATATGATAACAAGGTCCTGGTAGAACTCATTCAGAAACACTTCCCTGATTGGAGACGTGTTTTGAATGAGTGTCAGAGATACTCTTCTGGTGGAGATATTGACTCTGGTATTCTTGCATCTTTCGCCGCGGTAAAAACAGATGACCTCTTCAAAAGACTTAAGGAGAAAGACTTTTCTAGCGTCCGTAAGTGGGTTGTTAATAATCTTGATAACGATCCCGCTGTTCTTCTTCGTAGCATCTACGATGCCTGCTATAACAATCTTGAAGGCCCTGGTGTTGCTGCAGCTGTCCTTATTATCGCTAAGTACCAGTATCAAAGTTCGTTCGTGGCTGATCAAGAGATAAATATTCTCGCTTGTTTAACTGAAATTATGGTGGAGTGTCAATTCAAATGAGTAAAAGTAGACAGAAAAAGTCCAGATTTTATTATTATTTCTGGGGGTTAGCTACCGTAGCCGTAGTCATAGGTCAAATTTATGTTGGTTCTGGATATAGAGTCATGGCCAACTCAGTTGATAATTTTTTGGAGAAAGTAGAATGAATGTAAAAGTATTTCGTATGAACACGGGTGAAGAAGTAATCTTCAACCTTATTAATGAAGATGAGAAGACTATTGAGATTGAGAATCCTCTAGTTGCTATGCCAAACGCACAGGGTTCTATTGGATTTGGTCCCTGGTCTTTTCTTCAAAAGAAAGACACAACCCTCACTATTGACAAAAGTTTTATTGTCTATATCTGTGATGCTAATGGTGAGGTTGTAGAGAATTATGAGAGTATCTTTGATCCTAATAAGATCCAAACACCTAGTAAGAAACTAATTCTATGAAGAAACTGATTCTATTACTAGCTGGTAGCCTTGTCTTTGCTGCTCCAGCTATGGCACACAGGAGGTATCCCAATCATCCCAACTATGGGAGACCTCATCATCATCACCCAAGATATATTCCAAAACATAAACATTGTCACTATCATAACAGTAATGGTCTTTGGCATTGTCACCGTCATTCTCACGGTGGTCCAGGTTACGGACACCATGGAGAGAAGTATCTTCATAGAGATTTGAATATACCACCAAGACCACTTATTGAATTTCACTTTTGATGGAACCCGAACTGAAGGATTGGCTGAACTCTATCAACTTCAATAAGGAAGACCTTACTGAAGATGATGAAAATATCATCAAGTCATATCCCCCCTTTATTATTAACAAATGTCTGTCAGGTCATCTTGACACTGTACTTTTTGCCAATGAAATGAATAAGTGTCATTTCTTAGATAAAGATATGCAATATAAATTTTATCTAAATATCTTGAGAAAGAGGAAGAGATTTTCTCCTTGGATTCGGAAGGATAAAGATTCCGATCTTGACATCGTCAAATCATACTATGGTTATAGTAATGAGAAAGCTCGTCAAGTCATGAGGATTTTATCCACTGAACAAATCGATTACATGAAACAACGACTTGACATTGGTGGTAAAAAATGACACAAACAACTGAACCTCAGGTTTCTTGGTCTCAAAATAAGATGATTGAGGTCAAGTTAAATGAACCTGATGATTTTTTGAAGGTGAGGGAAACTCTTACTAGGATTGGAGTGGCTTCACGAAAAGAGAAGAAACTTTACCAATCCTGTCATATTCTCCATAAACAGGGTAAATATTACATCGTACACTTTAAGGAGTTATTTGCTCTTGATGGCAAATACGCTAATCTTACTGTTAATGATGTTCAGCGTAGGAATCGTATTACTCGGTTGCTTTCTGACTGGGGTCTAGTGTCAGTTGTTATTGAAGATAATATCCTTGATATTGCTCCTTTGAATCAGATTAAAGTTCTTCCTTATCGTGACAAGAACGATTGGGTATTGGAACAGAAGTATAATATTGGTAAGAAAGTAAAGGAAGAAGAATCTAAATAATTCTGAGTCTTTCGTGCAGACTCTACGAATGTCGGAAACCCGTATGAGGGAGTGTAGTTTTTACTACACCCCTCTTTTTTGTATCTGTTATAATTAGTATGTGAGAGGTTCGGGTTCTACTGAACCCCCTTTTACGCCAAAGATGCCTTCGGGGTCTTTGATTTACATACTCGCTTACTAAGGAGAACTATGTCTACACTAGCAAGGTATAATGTTGCCAATATCGACCAACTGGTTGATAGAATCGCAAGAAATAGTATTGGAATGGAAGACTACTTCAATCGTGTCTTCACCCATGAAACAAACAACTACCCACCATACAATCTAGTTGCTGTAACTGAAGATCAGTTCAAACTAGAAATTGCATTGGCTGGTTTTGCTGAGACTGATGTAAAGGTCTTCACAGAACGGGGTAAACTGGTTATTGAGGGAGCTAAGGCTACTGACACACCTGATGACGCATATGTTCATCGTGGTCTCGCACAGAGGTCTTTCACAAGGGCTTGGACCATCGCTGATGATACCGAGGTCAAGTCTGTTGATTTTATGAATGGTCTTCTCACTGTCACTCTGGGTAGAATTGTTCCAGAGAAACATCAGAAGAGAATCTGGTATGGTTTAGACGAGACTGATAAATAATCCATATCGTCGCCGCGGGGTAAACTGGCACAATCCAGTTGACACCCCCCTTTTTTTATGCTATACTTTAATCGATAAAGAACTACCTATGCCCAAGAAAGAAAAGAAAGACAGTAAGGGTCGTAAAGAAGAGTGGAGTTGGGAAGAGACTCCTGAAACGAAAGCAGCTATTGCTCGTCTTCATGACACTATTAGTAAACTGGAATTAGAAGCACCTGATTATGGAGTTGGCAAATGACAATTAAACTTGCACTACTGAAGTCTGGTGAAGACGTTATTGCTGATATGGAGGAGATGGTTGCAAATGACCAGGTAGTTGGATACTTTTTTAAGTATCCTTGTTCTGCTAAATTAATTGGTAATGAGTTAAACAAAGAAGGTAAAGCACCATTCAAACTAAGATTGACACCATGGATGCCACTTAGTAAGGACACTACTATTCCTGTTGTTGCTGACTGGGTCATTAGTATTATGGACCCAATAGATGATTTAAAAGAAACTTACGAAAAAGGTATTAAGAGTTATGGAAATCAAGAATCTGAAGTTATTGGTGCTGATGAACAATCAGTTGATTCTGAGTCAGATTGAGGAAGTAACTTCTGAATTAGGTGAACCTGATTGTAAGTTAACTGAACCTTTTGTGGTTAGTACATCAGACGATAGGATTACTATACAAGAGGGAGTCATGGTCTTATCTCCTTGGTTAATGAATATAACCAATCAAAATACATTTATGATTAGTTCAGATAAAATCTTGACTATTGTGGACCCTAACACTAAACTTACTAAGAAATATGAGGAGATGTTAGACAGAGAATGAGATTCTATACTAATGTCCAGATGATTGGTAACAACTTTCTCGTCCGAGGATATGAAGACGGTCGGAAAGTAATGTTTCAGGAGAAGTATAACCCTACTCTCTTTGTCAAATCAAAGAAAGAGACTAAGTGGAAAACACTTGAGGGTCAATATGTTGAACCTATTCAACCTGGATTGGTAAGAGATTGTAGAGAGTTCATCAAAAGGTATGATGGAGTAGAAGGATTCAGTGTCTATGGAAACGAGAGATATGTTTATCAATATATCTCAGACAAGTATGCTGAAGAAGAGATTAAGTTTGATATTAATAAAGTCGGACTTGTCACGATGGATATTGAGGTCCAGTCTGAGGAAGGATTCCCTAGTCCAGACTCATGTTCTGAAGAGATGTTGTCTATCTCTATTCAGGACTATGCGACCAAACAGATTACCACTTGGGGTCGTCATCCCTATACGCCATCACAGAAGAATGTAACTTATCACTACCATAGTGATGAGATTGCAATGCTTGAATCTTTTCTGTATTGGTGGGAACAAAATACTCCTGATGTGGTTACTGGTTGGAATGTTCGTTTGTACGATATTCCATATCTCTGTGGTCGGATGTCTCGTATCATGGGTGAGAAGAAGATGAAGCAACTCTCACCGTGGAAGATGGTAGACCATGATATGATTGGTATCTCTGGTCGTGAATATAATGTCTACTCGATTGTTGGTGTCACTACACTCGACTATCTGGAACTCTACAAGAAATTTACTTATGTAAACCGTGAGTCCTATCGACTGGACTTTATCGGTGATGTTGAGCTGGGACAAAAGAAACTGGACCATAGTGAGTTTGATACGTTCAAAGATTTCTATAGGGGGAACTGGAAAAAGTTCATTGACTACAACATCAAAGACGTTGAACTTGTTGACCGTCTGGAAGACAAGATGAAACTGATTGAGTTAGTCATCACCATGGCATTTGATGCAAAGGTGAACTTCATTGACCCTATGGCTCAGGTTCGTATGTGGGACACGATTATCTACAATTATCTAAAGAAGAGAAATATTGTCATCCCACCCAAAAATAGGTCCGAAAAGGATGACAAATTCGCTGGAGCATATGTCAAGGAACCCAAACCAGGTGTCTATGAATATGTGGTGTCCTTTGACTTGAACTCCCTATATCCTCACTTGATGATGCAGTATAATATTTCTCCTGAAACACTCATGGATGAGAGACACCCTAGTGTGACAGTCGATAAAATCCTGGAAGAGAAACTCAACTTTGAACTTTACAGTGACTATGCCGTCTGTGCTAACGGGGCTATGTTTCGTAAAGATACTAAAGGTTTCCTACCTGAATTGATGGAGAAGATGTATGCTGACCGTAAGGTTTTTAAGAAGAAGATGTTGAAGTCTAAACAACAACTAGTGGACATTGAAGCTGAAATGAAACGACGGGGTATTAAGTAATGGGATATCTGATTGGTGGGGCTGGTGAAGGTGTTGAACAGGAAATAACAGCATCCTCTGACAATCCCTTTGCAAATTTGTCTGATTCTGATTTAATACGGTTGAGAAATCAGACAGAAAAAGATGTCGCGAAGTTCAACAATTTCCAGATGGCTCGTAAGATTGCACTCAACTCTGCTTATGGTGCTATCGGTAATCAGTATTTTAGGTACTATAAACTGGCCAATGCGGAGGCGATTACGCTTTCTGGTCAAGTCTCTATCCGTTGGATTGAGAATAAAGTAAACGGTTATCTAAATAGTTTGTTAAAGACAGAAGATGTTGACTATGTCATCGCATCTGACACTGATTCAATTTATCTTAATTTCGGACCTCTTGTTGATAAATTTTTTAGCAATAAGTGCGGCGAGAAGACTAAGATTGTGGGAATCATTGACCAGATTTGTCAGGACAAACTGGAACCGTTTATTGAGAAAAGCTACCAGAAACTCGCGACGTATGTAAACGCTTACGACCAGAAGATGCAGATGAAGCGAGAGAATATCGCTGATCGTGGCATCTGGACGGCAAAGAAACGATACATTCTCAATGTTTGGGACAGTGAGGGTGTCAGGTATGAAGACCCGAAACTGAAGATCATGGGTATTGAAGCTGTCAAGTCTTCGACACCAGCACCCTGTAGGGACATGATTAAAGGTGCCCTAAAGTTGATGATGAATGGGACCGAAGAGGATGTCATTAAGTACATTGACGACTGCAGGGGTAGGTTCAGCAAGATGACACCTGAGGAGATTGCCTTCCCTCGTAGTGTTTCTGATGTAAACAAACATAGGAGTCATTCTACAATCTACGGCAAGGGATGTCCAATGCATGTTCGTGGTTGTCTCCTACATAATCATTTGGTGAAGAAGATGAAATTAGATTCTAAGTATTCCTTCATCAGTAATGGTGACAAAATCAAATTCATTCACCTGTCTAAACCAAATCCTATTAGGGAAAATGTGATTTCTTTTGCTTCTGATTTTCCATATGAATTTGGACTTGGCAAATACATTGATTATGACCTACAATTCAACAAAGCCTTCCTTTACCCTGTCAAGGTAATCCTTGACGCTATCGGTTGGAATGTTGAGAAAACTGTAAACCTAGAACTTTTTTTCGCATAAATGGACCTACCAATCAACGACAAAGAATTGGATACTATTGTAAGTGCCCTCAGACTGGGTGGTGATGCAGCTCTTTATCAAAAACTAAACACGGTTAAGGAAGTTAGAGATACAAATCCTGGAGGACCTTACAAGAAAACACTCAGAGAACAATATGGGATGACGATTTGAATGACTAATGAAAATACATCATCAGTAGATAGGATTGCTGATGCACTTGAAAGAATTGCAACAGTTCTAGAATCTGGAGCTCATATCAATGTTGATCATGCACGTATAGATGAGATACACGGAGATGTTGTTACTCACCCCAAAAATTTTTAGTTTATTATGGATTTTTTAAAAGAGATTGTAAAAGAGATTGGAGATGACTATA